AGGTGATTTCACAAAGGCTGATACACTTCAGAATTTCAAAGGTAAGATAAACCAGACAATCGATGCTGATCCTACATTTAAAGAAGCAAATGATTTCTATAAAGAAGAATATGCACCGTTTTTTAGAAGCCCTTATGGTAAACAATATCGCGATAATGTTCAACGCGGTGATGGCACCGGTAAATCTGATGCAGAAAACATAGCATCATTCTTCCTAAATAAGACCTCAAGCGCTGCTGATGACCTTAAACGTATCACAGATGCCGCACCCGACCCAAAAGCGGCAGATGATGCCGTAGAGCTTTATTTCGACGCAACACTTGCCAAAAAAGGCAAGTTGAACCCGAAAGTGGTGAGAAACTTCATCGCTGACAACATGGATGTTTTACCAGAAGCACTTCAGCGCAAATACGCTGGTGTGGTGCAGGACCTCATGGGTAACCAAAAAGCACAAGATAACGCAGTACAGAAAATACGCGACCTGGGCCGTGATATCAGAAAAGCTGAGAAAGACTTATCGTCCACAGAAAGAGCTCTCAGTAGTGGTCCTCTTGGTAAAATGTCACGTTATGATTCAGACAAATATGTTGCTGATATCATGGGTTCAAAAGATCGCATGAAACAACTCAATGAAGTGATGTCTCGTTTTGAAAACGATCCAGATGCATTAGAAGGCTTTAAAGAAGCCACCGTTGAATGGTTACAGAAGAAAGTTACTGGTACAGCGCGATCACAAATCGATACAGATGTTGTTGACGGCCCGTTACAGTTTGCCAAGCTTTCTCGCACATTTAATGACAACAGAGAGGCGTTGGCGAAAGTATTCGACGCTAATGAGATGAGCACATTAAACCAGATACATGAGATAATGTCCAAACAGGGCAATTTAGCCCGTAGAGCGACCGTGGGCTCTGACACAGCTGAAAAGATAGCAGCTGCCGAGCAAAACGTCATGAACGCTATTGAGGCTGTTCTAAGGGTGAAATTCGGTATGATTAAAGGTGGTGGTTTAATGGCTACCGGTAAAAAAATCAAAGGTCAATTGCTCGGCGCGAATGGTCGCATGAAAGATGCTGAAGAGGTTCTTCAGCGTATGGCGTTCGACCCAAGGGTCGCCAAACATGTTCTTGAAATTGATCCGATGACCGTTGAAAATGGTAAATGGTTCTCTGAACTCAGAACACTTATCGCAGCGCGTGAAGCAACCAGCGAAGAATAATTTGTTGGAACTTTCCATTGACAAATCATAAAATGTCGGGTATTGTCGGAGTATAAGGTAACTATACAAGGACAAGATTATGAGTAAGTGGTACACGACGCTCGACGTTGCTGAAGAGCTTGGTGTGACAGTACGTACTGTTGAACGCTGGCGATCTGAAGGTAAATTTAAACCAAAGAGGCGTACTATAGGTGGTCACTCTCGATATTCCAAAGAACAGGTCGAAGAGAAGATCATGGAAACAATGTCACTCGATGAGATGTTAGAGTAGCATTGATGGTGTAACATTTAAGTTACCGGCAAACCCATCATATTTATGGTAATATTCAACCCGTGCGCCACGACCGGATATATAACCGTGCGTGACAGCATATTGGTCTTTTGCTGCTAAAGTTGTGTGAATTTTCAGATCGATCAGTCCGTCATCACCCATTGGTTTTCTCTTGGCGTGGTGGAAATGACCAATGTGACCATATCTGTATTTGGTGTCACCGTAGATTTTAGGATATAAACCCACAAATGTCTTGCTGACATCATTGATATTGCGCATATGACCGTGATGGGCCCATATACTCGTTTCACCCCATTTATAAGCATAGAAGCCATTATTTGTGCAATCTACTGTCAACCGAGGATTATCGCGGTAAAGCCTGTCAAACCATCTTTGCATCCATACAGCGGCATCAGGATCATGATTCGCCTCAGCAATAATTAGGTGAACATGCTCGTGTTTGGCAAGCATCTTCTCGATGCCGTATTCCATCGCATCCATGCCGATATCGACAACTTCACCCCATGTTGTATCTGTGTCCAGGACGTGCTTGCTTGCCGGTGTGACACTATCCTTACCGTTACAGTGGAAAAAGTCCCCCAATTGCACAAAAACACCCGTATGGGTGTTCATGCTGTTATCGACTATATGATCAAACCACCTGTAGAGCATGTCCTGAGCGATTCGAGTGTTCCACGGTCCATCAGGGTCATGATTCGAGAACATACCAAGGTGGAAGTCCGAGAGCACGTAGCAGGACATTAAATCCTCGTATTTGACTTGAGTGGTGCGCTCAATCGCTTTACGGGCTGGCATATCCTTTAACATAGCCTCACCGACGCGATCAAAATGGTTCATTTGTTCAATAAGCTCACGATTGGTTTTGACCCATATACCACCGTCATCAAGCTTATAATAGCGCGATATACCAGAAACCATATGATCATCCATAATAGCAGCTTCAGCATCGATCATTTTAAGACCGAGTTTGTTTAAACCATCAGTTTCTTCTTGTTTTTTTAATCTGTACCGGAAAGTAGCTTCTGGAATGTCGATTGCTTTCGCAGCCGCTCGTTTGGACCTATGTTTTTTTATTAACGCAGCATAATCATGTTTTTTTCCCATTGTTGCCTCCACATATCACCTGTGGATTATATCACATTTTTGGGGATCGTCTTAACTGTTTGTTAAGAAAGGATATCGGCCTTAAAACCGTGCGCCAGGGGATCGACCAATTTACGTGCTTCCATCTCGTAAAAATCAAGATCAACGTTAGTCACATCACCCATCTCATTCATCGGCATAACGTTCCAACCGTCATGAATTTTAATATAACGCTCTTCGTCTTTACCCTTCAGCGGCGGCATCACCTTAGTCAGCTGATTACCGGTGTCGCACATGTAATATCGCGTTACATTCTGAATTTGCTCGTTCCCCCACATCAAACGGGACGTACGCGGAACCTTTGTACGCAGCATGAAATCATGCGGTTCGTCGTGGTTCCGAATAAAGTCTCTGATTTGGATACCTTTAACGAGATGTGCTTCCACAGCTTTTTTGACGACAAGAGCGCTATGGTTCTGATGCCATCCGATGTCGTACTCATAAGCGCCTTTTCTCTTAAGCTTGCCGTCAGTGTATTCACCAATATAATTATTGACATCGCGGATAAACATTCTTCTATAATCGGCCCGTTCAAGGTCGAGTTTTGTGATTTCCATCCATTTCTTATTGACGGCTTCGAGCTCATTGATTTTGTCACGCGGCACCTTGACCGTAACACCATCTGTATTGATCTGGATAAGCTTCACACCGTCGATTTTCATCTGCATTTCTGCAAGCATGCAGAGCATCAGCTGACCATTAATGGTGATCGTCATAGTGTATTTTGGGTCATAGAACGGTGAATATTTGTTATTACTGTCACCATATACACCATTTAAGGCCAGTTTCAACATTGCATTTTCCGGTGTACCTTTAGCATAGGACAGTCGGTCTTTTTTCATGCGTGCGTAGATGTCACAGAACTTCGAAGACAGGTGCTCAGGGTACACCTTGTTCACGATGCCGATGGACGGGTATAGAGATGTCACATCATAGTCGATAATGGCGTTATGTTCGTCCTCTTGAACGATTGTGGGCTCAATCGACCCGTGTATGCCGCCTGTGCCAAAATCGAACTGAAAACCGTCAATAATACAATTCAGGTTCTTCACTTTACCTTTGACTTTCTTCAAATTGGCGTATTGTTCAAGCTCACCAAGGTTTTCAATTTCTGTGAATACACCCTTTGTCTCGGTGATTTTTTGACCGTTCAACCAGTCCAGAACGGCGTTAAATTCAGGTCTTTCGAACTCAATATAAGGGAATATCACGTCCCGTATCTTAATAAAAGGGCGTTCTGTCTGTACTGGTTTTCTGCCCTCATCGTCGAATTTATAACACTGAACACCGGCGTTTTCGAGCTCCATAATGAAGTAATCTTTGCCGATTTTTGTGTCATTATGGTTGATGAAATTACGACCATATTTTTCGGTCAATTCTTCCCTGAACTTAATCATATCAAGCGTTTCGAGGTAGAATTTATGTGTTTGGCGCACATCATGTACGTTATATTCTATGACCTCGCGAGATTGCTCGTATGTGAGCGGTTTTGCCGGGTCATAAGGCAGGTCTTGAACTGTTTCCGATTTCATGTTGAATTCAAGCACTTTGAGCGATGTGGCGCGTGCTATGTTGTCAAAATGGTGTATCCGAAACAGGTCAAGCTGCGGCACCATCTGATTATTATCCCAGATGATTTGAGCGAATTTCTCGTCCTTGGATGATTTAATGAGCTTTGTACCTTTTCTATGCGCCGCCAGAGCAAGTTCTTCACCCGATGAATCAGGCCCGAAGTTCTGGTACATGTAATGGATTACAAGATAATCAAAGAAATAGTTGTTAAAACCGACCCATCGTACAAACCCGTTCGAGCATGTCTCTAAAAACGTTCTGAAATCCTTCCAGTCATTGCGCCACGGTGACATCTCAAATATTTTGAGCTCACCTGTTTTGGTGTTGAGGAAAACAACCGAGAAGAGGTTATAGTACGTTTCAGCATCATGTATTAAATCTCTCATTCTGCACCCCACTGGGTCGCCATCGCTTCAGCAATCCCCTTATATGTTGTACTTCGAATTTTCCAACGGTCTTCACTTGGTGGTAAGTAATGTAACCGTTGCTGTTGATTTTTAGGCAATGATTCCATCTTAATTTTCACGTTGTCTGTCTCATGTAGCAAAGGTAAACCTTTTAACCATAAACACGTTGCTTTTTTCTCTGTGTGTCCGAACATCCAGGGTTGTATGACCTGTGATTGATTTTGACCTATTATTTTTTTCGCATAACCGTGCATTATCGGATTTTCGATGCACACTTTTGGAATGTCGCAGTTAAGTAAATCACGGAAAAATACAGAACCATCTATCATGTTTTTCCATCGATCTTGATCTTTGTACAGATGGGAAACACCGGAGTTACTAAGATACGTGCACGGCGGGTGAGCTATCATCAGGTCCCAGTCATAGTCGATGATGTCGAAAATATCACCTTGGTAATGGGGGCCATCTGATTCAGTCGGCAATAGGTCACATGACATAGCGTCATGTCCCCTTTCTAAAAAAGCATCTCTGACTACACCAGAATATTCACAAGCAATTAATATTCTCAACTCTCTCTCCCGATAAATTCTGTTTGTGTTTCATGACGACCAAATCGATACCAGGCCACATCTTTTGTGTGTACATGATCAGTGCCAGGAAACCATTTTAAGCGCCCCACAGCGATTATTTTAGAGCAATAGGGTAGATAGGGTGCTGCCTGATCTGTAAACGCCCACGGAGCGTCAAACAGCAACCAAGTATCATTCATACTGCGAAGATGCTCTATAAGCGGGTGAAGGATTCCACGCGACCAAGGTGGGTTAGTGATAAGCGGATGGGCCGACCCACGCAGGTAAAAAGCATCACATTTGACGACATCAGGGCTATCTGGTGCGATGTCATATTGACCAAAACATTCAAGTCCCTGATCCATAAGCTGGTTTGCTAAAACGCTTGCACCGGCACATGGTTCAACAAATGATGTTACACCTTCTTTTCGTAGATGCGGCGCTAGGACAGACACCGCTTTTGGGTCATGAGTATGATACTTGTTTTGTGGTATCCTCTTGAACTTTGACTGCTTCCCCATCCGTAACCTCTTCATATAAAAAATTAAAATCGTCATCTGATAACACAAACAACTTACCAATTGGTGATTGACAAACCCACCAACCTGGACCAGCGCGTTCATTATGAAAGTCGCTGTGAACTGTGATATATTGCTCTTTGTCGTTAATGGTGACAGATGCCTTACCGACAATCACTCTTTGCAAGAACCAGTCAGGGTATTTTTGCTGTTTATCTGGTGTAAACTGAAAAGCATTTGTGTTGTGTGCTTTTGACCGATACATGAAACCTCCTATTTCTTTGGTTTAAGCTGCTCATACGCGTATTTCAACTGTTCTTTAACCTCAGCCATGCCGATCTCACGTGCAACCGCTAAGTGATCGGCTGTGTCCTCGCCTTCATCGAGTTCAAGCGTTGCCCGACCCTCGACTTTCAGAGAGTTATAATTACCTAGATTGATGGTGCGCGATGCACCGACTGTTACTTCTTTAATCCTCATTGTGTAGCCTTTCTCTTATTTCTGTGGTTTTGAGATCAATTTCCTTCATCCAACCCTTACGGGCAACTTCAGCTGGTCGATCATCTTCAGCCATACCGTTCATCATCGCATCACGCAACACCATGAGTGATCCTATTGCCTTAGAAACATGGTGAATACCACTATCTGGGTCGATATCTTCACCTTCCCACCAGAGCATCATATGACGCAAGGTGCTGTCATAATAATCACTCATGAAAAGGGGTGTATCGCGAAAATTATACGGCCCGTATTTGATACCACCTTCAAGCATACTGGCACCGACTTCCATCAGGACTGGGGCTGGCACGCAATACATTGATGCTTTTTTACGACCATGTGATTGTTTTGGGTTTTTTTCACTCATTCAAACATGCTTTCATTCAGGCGCTCTTCGTAAAGAGACACAAGTTCATCTGTTTCTTGACGTGTCTCACGATCCATCTTCCGACGTGCTACAACTTTACGCATGATTTTAGCGTCAAAGCCGACACCTTTGGCTTCGGAATAAATTTCTTTGATGTCTTCCATCAAAGCCGTTTTTTCCTCTTCCAGCCGTTCGACACGCTCGATGAAGCTCTTTAACCGAGCGCCAGCGTTGCCGCCAATATCCATTCCATCATTGAGTTGTGACATCTGTTTCGGTTCCTTCCTGTAATAGTTGGTTGATGTGATTTGCGAACAAAAGCATCAAATTGATCTGTGCTTGTTCGGCTTTAGAAAGTTTATCGCGCTCTGTGGGCAGTAAACTCTCTTTTTTTGATATATCCACACTGACAACGATATTGTCGTCATCAGCTTGGAAAAACGATAATGTGATTGTTTCTGTCTTCATGATTTACCTCAAAAAAGCAGGTCAGGGTGAAAACGACTAAGTAAAGCCCTGACCTGCAACTGTTTAACCGAACATAGCGTCTACGTCGCTGTCTCCGGCATCATCATTCGCTGTTGTGTCACCTTCAGCTGAACCAAACTCGGAAGCTGCATCTGGAAGAGCAACACCCATGTTGTCATCGTGACCGAGCAATTGAATATGCTGCAATCCGACACAAACACCTGGGTTTTTCTTATTGTCTGTCCAGTACGCATTCAAAGTAGCACGTGCCCAACGACCTGAGTAAATCTCTTTGATTGCCTCTTCAGTTGTTGAAATTTCTTTACCGTTTGGATAAACAAATTTCGGCATGTACTTTGATGTCGCACGTAACAATGTCCAACCTTCAAACTCAGGACCAGCCGGTTTACCACCTTGTGGTAGATTATTCGGATCAAGAAAGCGCTTCTCAACGAATTGTTTTGCTCTTTTCTGGTCATTGTCCAAGTGCTTCAAGGCAACTTTACCCATCTCGTTTTTGAGAAGAGTGAAGTCCGATCCAGGTGGGCACAACAAGCTCATTGAGTAGAACTTGCTGATGCTACCGTCGTCGTTTTGACGCTCTTGTTGCTCAGTTAAAAATTGTGCATACGACATGCGCCCTTGAGCAGTAATAACACTCCCCGCTGGTGACATGTGGCATTTTGATAAATCTATTGACATAACAGTTTTCCTTTCTTTCTGGTTTTCAATATATTGATCCGAACTCGTCTTCTGCGGATGGCCTCGCGTTCGGTCGAGGGTCCGATTCAGGCACCAGTGTCACGCCGGTCGAGATTTTATCAACCAGACCGTCTTCTACCAGTTTCCCAAATTCTTCTTTACCAATGGCCTTCTCGACCTTTGGCGCTGTCATAAACTTCTGTTCGAAAACTTTTGATCCATAACGTTTTTCAAGCTCTTTCTCAGCACTCGCCTTATCAACCCACATGCGAACCTCGCGTGTTTTAACAAGTTTCGTACCTGGTAAAGCATTACCTTCCTCGGCCCGTTGCTGGGCCAAGTCTTTCACCGATTGGCACCATTTCTCGATCAGCTTCACTTTGTTAAGAACAATATTGGCAAGGTCTTCATCCTTAATAAAATTAACCGGCACTGGTTTCGATGTATCATCAAATAAATCCATGTCCATTACCTCTTCAACAAATTCAACATGTTTTGGGCACATCGGCTTCGCACGACAGAAAGTGCAGTGCTCACCAACCGCTAATGGAGCGTCAGGGTCTTCTGTTTTCACAGCTGCCTCAGCAAAATCCATCATCCAATCAAAAAGCTCGTCACGTGGCACATCCCATGTCCGTATTGGACCAAGTTCGTGGTATGCGCGAGGTTGAACAATCGTAATACGCAACGTATCCCATTTCTTGTCTTTATAGACTTCAGCCGCACCCAGCCCGTAGCATAGACCTTGAATGTTGCCTTCAGCATCAACTGGTACACCGCGACCATGTTTATAATCGACCACGTTGAGGACACCATCTTTCAAACCAATAAAGTCAGCTGTACCCTTTGTGCCTTTGCCAAGAAATGGTAACTGAAGCTTTTCTTCGATCATGTGCTCACCCATGAGAGGGCGGCAATAATCAACGTATGATTCAACAGCATCGATCATGTTCTGATTGACTGGAAAACTCATGTCGAGGTCATCCTTATCAACCTTGATTTCACTGCCCTCATAATGGGACGGTACAGTGTCTTCTCTCAGGCACCTCTCACCGAGCTCGTGCGCAGCCGTGCCCTCAGCAGCATAGATAGATGACTTGTTTGGTAAGTCTTTCTCCATCCGTGCTGAACCTGGACACGCCCTGCGCCTAGAAAACGATGATGGGCCGTTTAATGAGTGAGCGCTCATTACAGTGCCTTTATTTCTTGGTATGCTTCAGCGATCTTGTCTTCAGCAACGTTGCTCATTTTGATGTCCTGACCATCTGGTACATGTTTTGTGATGATCTTACGGATTTCAACCATTTTTGATGGCACCTGATTTCCGTCTTCATCTTTACCGCGCTCGTTACCAAGCTGGCGAAGGTCATCAAGTGTGATTTCATCATCACCAGACTTATCAATCGCCTCAAGCTTTGCAGCGATCTTTTCTTTTGCCTTCTCTATGTTTTTATCGCTCATGTAAGGCAGGTGTTCTTCAATGATCTCACCTTTTTCGACCATCTCATCGATGGCTTTACCTTGCTTTACAGCACCCCATTTGCGAACTTTTTTCGGCTTTTCCTCTTCAACTTGTTCCTGCTCGGTGTCATTCGAAGTCTCAGGCTCTTCAGTTTCAGTGTTTTGTTCCTGCTCGGTAACAGTTTCTACCTGTGGCTTAGGGGTTACTTGTTTTGGCTCGACAGGTTTCTCAACACCGAACGCCTCAGCAAGTAATTTAATTTCACCGATCACATCTGTTGCGTGATCGCCCATAATTTCAAGTTTAATAGTCATGTAGTTTTACCTTTCTTTAATTAAAACCAAGTTCTTCAGACACGCCCTTCTTTCGAATGTTCGCAGCCTGAATTCGTTCATCAATAGAGCCTTTCAATGTCGCGTAATACCCGACACAAGGTTCTTTTTTACTGAAATGCACCATACGATCCATCATCTGATCGTTGTTGCCTGGCACCCAATCGGGCTCTACTGAAATTGTTGTTGACGCGGCCCATAGCGGTATGCTGTCGCGTGCAGCTTGGTTTTGACCAATGAAATACTTGCACGATGGGTCTGTCTGAAATCTGTTGTATGAGTTTGCTTTCGCTTCTGAGCACATACCGCCGATAATCTGGGCAAACGGGGCATTAAGTTCTGCCTTGATTCGCTCGATCACTTCTTTGTGATGTGCAAAGATGATAATTTTACCGGCTTGATCAATATTATCTCGACACCACTCAACGACACCTTTGACTTTAGCAAGGCCGGTCAATCTTCTCAGCGTTGGTGCTTGATCAGCTGCTTTTTGAAGCGCTTTCACAATGTCCTGATCAGATGAAGCAAGTACCCGTTCGACAGCTGCAATTTCCTCACCTGGTATTCCATCAATCTTACCCTGAACTGGTAACAGGTCAAAACGTGGTTTTTCCCAATCCTGCCACACCTCTTCTTTCACACGGCGTAATACACGGCCTCGCATTTGCTCTCTGAGATGCTTCAGGTTCTTACCACCAGTGATCTGAATACCGAAACCGTTATCCATTGTTGTGCAATACGCATTGACGAACTGCCAATACGACATCGGGGTGTCATCTGATTTAAGTATTGTATCGGGAAATAAGGCCCGTAGAGCAGGGTATAATTCTGCGGGGTGGTTTAGTATGGGCGTACCCGTCATAATGTACACACGCCCTGCCCTATCGACAATACCACCTCTTTTATCCATCTTTGGACCGTAAAATGCTTTAGTACGTTTTGCCTTCATATTTTTAAAGGCATCTGATTCATCACCACCAAGTACATCGATGTCCATTTTCATCAGCTTCGGGTGAAGTGTGCTCCCAATCAGACCATTGTAACTTAGGATGTTAAATTTACCAGGTTGTGGTTCATCCTGGTTTTTCAAGATGACCGGATCGAAACCCCATTCGGCGGCTTCTTTCTCCCATACGAAGACACCAGATGCTTTCGCCACAACTGCTGTTGTGTGAGAGCCCAAGTCTTTAGCTGCTTTGAGGAATTGTCGGGTCTTCCCAAGACGCATACCGTCAAATAATGCGGCGTATTTGCGGTTCTTTAAGAATTCAGCACCAGTGCGCTGGTACTCAAATAAATCAGGTTCAATCATTTTTTTCAGTTTCTATAGTTTTCAGTTTTTACAAGTTAAGAATACATACCCTCATCTAACCAATAATGCAAGATGGCAATAGCATCTGCCTCATTATCATCCGCAGGTTTGTAACCACGTTTCTCGCATTCAGCGATCATCGCGGGTTTTTTTGCATTACCGTTGCCGGTAAAACTCTTTTTAATGGTGCCCACTGGGACCCCGCAATATGGAATTCTATTCGCTTCACACCATTTTGTCAGTGTAGCAAGAAGACCACCGTAGACATGGGCCGCATCCGTCCCACGATGGCGGCGAACTTCCTCAAACACAACTTGATCAGGTTTCGGCATTTCACTAAGCCATTTCTCAAACTTAAGATAGCGCATGCCACCACCGGAGAAGCGGTCATTTGCAAATTTCTGTGTTCCACTTGTGACACCCGAATCAGACTGTGCGGCCCATCCGGTTGTTGTGCCTAGATCAAGAGTTAATAACATCTAGTTTTTCCTGATTGATCATATCGACGATCTTTTTTGCTGTGTCCATTCGAATGCTGGACCTGTCTTTTAATCTGATAATAGCCGCGCTATCATTCAACACTCTGCGACCAAAGGATGACGGTTTCTCTCCGCTGTCCTCCAAGTGACCGTAAATGTAATTGATTAATTCTTCGTGACTGGGTATATTCATAGGTAATGGTTATACCTCGTTTGTTGGGCGGGGTCAACACCTTATTTGTAAATTTCCAACATTTTAAGGATTTTTAATGTTTCATGGTGTGAAAATGGGGATAGATGCTCCCCAAAAAGATGGTGGCGCGTAGGTGGTCTTGGGCGTGTAGATGGTCGATAAAAGTGTAAATAGTTTTATAACCATCCCCAATGATCCCATCTGAAAAATATTCTCTGCACATTTTTTTTATTCTCTCAACATCAACCGCCCCTTGGCTGTCTAGGGCTTTGCGGATTGTTTTTTCGGAAAACATCACGTCTTTTAAGCACGCCATAATCGCGTTATACTGTGAATGGTGAACCCCTAATACATTTTCATCATCACTCATATATGATTTTGATTTAGCCGCAGATTTTTGCAAGCTTTCGATAAGGCGATCTAATGCTCGTAATCCCATCACCCTCGCTTCTTCAATTTCATTCGTCATTTTTATTGTCCTTGCCATTCACATATCTTTTAGGACGCTCCGTTACGTAAGCGCAAATTTCCGCCATATCTTTTACACCAGCGTTGTGCTCGCTGTTATCGTTTATCTCACGATAAGCGGCAATTATATTATCGGGGTTACTTTTGTACGAAATAACCCCCACAAAACAACCAACGGCAAAACACAAACCGAATATCGGTAATAAATCAGTTTTCATCCCTCATTCTCCTGTGCTTGGGTTATCATTGCTTTGTACAACAAGAACCGTCCATCTTCTCTATCAAATTCTACATGATGCGTTTTAAGCGTGCCGCATATAGCATCCGTAGGCTCAATAGGCACTAACACATACCCATTTTCTAGCTTCTCTTGGGTCTTGAGGGCTGTTAGGATTTCTTCAACATCTTTTTGTAAAGCTTCTTTATCTCTTTTCAGTCTGCGCATTTGATCTGGGTATTTTTCAGCACCGCGATATGTACGACCAATACTCTCTAACATTTCGCACCTTATGCGCTCCAAAGCCTGACGCGCTGCTGTGTTTTTATTCGTCATTGGTTGCTTCCTTTATTGCTTGTTCTGCATATTGCTTTAAATGCTGTACGCGCTGCCCATATTGGTAATCGTAATTTGCGATATACTCCAAAGCCGCCTTGTATTTCTCGGCTTGCTCTAGGGCGGTTTTAATTGTTTCAAAGTACTCATCAGCGCCGCCACTAGATGTTTCCCATTCGCTGTAGAAATAAAATGTGCTTTGTATTCGCTCCAAAGCCTCACGCGCTGACGGGGTTTTATTTTTCATTCGCTTTGACCCTTTATTAGTAAAACAGTTGCCGCACTTAACCAAACAAGCACAGCTATGAGCATAAGCCCCTCTGCGGGTCTTGCGGCTATTAAACCAATTAAAAAAAACAGGGCTGGGGCTAAAATCATAGCCATGCCAATAATAGAATATTTATTCATCATCTCCCTCTCTTTCTGCCCGTAGGTGGTTAATTTGTATTTAATTACTAAAATATTCATGTTACAGTTAATCAAACATATTATCAAAATCGTCGTGAAAAGTGCGGTCTGAGAGAGCAGTGATAAGCTGCTCTCTCATTTCATCTGACAGGTTATGAAACACACCATCCTTTATCACAACGCAAGCGAAGCTACCTGCATGGGCCGTGTTTTCAAAGTTAATCTGACCGGATTTGAGCTTATGTGGCATTATGTTAAAATCACTTTTTTGTCTTGATACACCGGCAGGTGTCGTGAGTATTTATTGGGGAATTTTTTACACACCTCAAACCACACCCATTTCGGAAGATGCACAGCTTTTCTTTTGTTCCATTTTTGTAATTCTTTTTGGTTCATCATTTAAGTTCTTTCTTTTTTGCGTTCATAACCCCGTAAAAATTCACGATGTGCTGTAGTGCTTCTTCTGCGTCCGTGTCTTCTGGGACCCATATACCGAGGCCACCGAACGTTGGTCCCTGATAATGGTAAACCACCATTTCTATTGATTCTGCCGTTACTGTTGACACGCTCGGAGCATCTTGCCGACTGACCGGTATCATTTCACCTGGTTTAAAATCAGCGAACACCACCCTCTTAATAGATGATGTAATGAACTCACCATCTTTCGGCCCAAATACGGCTACACCGGTATATTGATCACCCATGCTTACGCTCCATAAGCTCAGCAAGTTCGCCCTGCGTGATTAACGGGATCGGTGCATCGTTGTACTTGCTCTGGGCGTAGAAGTACCCTCCGATCAAACCGATTTGCAACATAGTTGCTGATAACAATACGCTGATTACAGTCAAAGTTGTCTTATTCATCATTTGCTCCTATCCTATTTATAATTTCGACCATTAAATCATCATGACTCATTGGTGCCAGATCAGTATATTCACAGGAAATATTAATATACCGCTCGTCTTTGATTAAATAGCTGTGACAGTGACCATGAACATTCACCTTATATCTATAACCCAGTTGATCAGAGTGACAGGGATAATGCGAAAACAAAACACCATCTTTCTTGTTTTCCATCATACTGTGCACCGTATCGAACCATCTGAGGTATCTCGGCATTGGTAAAGTGTCGTGATTACCCAATATAAGATGTTTCGTCCCGTTCAATTGCTTCATTACAGGGTCAAGCCGAGTTGCCGGTTTAAAACATACATCACCAAGATGATACACCACATCTTTTGGGCCGACCACTGCATTCCAACGCTTAATCAATTCCTCATCATGCTCTTCAATGGTGTCAAATGGTCGTTTTTCAGCTTCAAACTTTAGAATGTTGTCGTGGCTAAAATGTGTATCTGATATATAAAATTTCTCGTACATCGTTTTATCTCACATCGTTACAGTTCACGTTTCCAATATAAAGATGATCACCACCTCCACCAGCGGTGCGGCACTCAGTGCCCACCACGCCATCCCATGATAGGAAGATGAGGACAAGTAAGACAATCACAATCAACAGCATCACAAATAACATTATCGCACCGAAAACGGCTTGTTGATCTTTAGATTGATATTGCCTATGAGCCCCTGAACACATGATTAACCTTTCTTTTTAAAGCCGAACACATTGGTTGTGCTGACCTTATCTACAGTTTTGTACATGCCAAGATCGGCTGTCAGATGGACAACCATGTCCTTAGAAAGAGCAACACGAATCACACCATTCACGCGACCGGTGCCGTGCTCTTCATATTTATACTCGTCCCATTTCTCGATCACGATAGCGGCTTGGTTTTTTTTAGGTGCATTATAGACACCCTCACCCAGTTCCGTGCGAACAATGTGATCGCCAACTTCTGGCATCTCATTAGCGTTTATTTTTTCATCGTACTCATCGAGTGCCTTGACAGCATCCAACCGACACGCGAATGAATTATCCTCACCACCGTCTGTCAGTGCTTTCAATAGTGCTTTTTTAATAATGTCGTCCATAATAGTTTACCTTTCTTAGTCTGTTTCAACGAACGGGCCAATCCCGCAACCCGGTGCTCCACAATAGCAGATGGTGCCACCACTCTTCTGCCGTTGTTTCTTCTTTTTCTTGTTTTTCTTACCTTTGCCCTGCTCTTCAGCTTCTTTCATATGTTGATCTTGCATAACTTTAGTAAGATCATCGACCAAATCTTTAGCTTCATCGAGGTTGATACCTAGATCGATGCGACCGAAACCCTCATCATCGGTTTCATTTTCTTTGTTGTCGTAAATTCCACTCATGCTGCTTTCTCCAAATAATTTGATTGGTCTTTGTTATGGTGCTGCTGGCGTGCAATAGCAAACATAATGTCCTCTTCCTGAAGACCCTTTCTACCCTTACCAGCAATCTCACGTCGTATCGCATTGGACACAGCTATATCAATAATACCGACCAACATCGCACCATTGATAATATCTCTTAACTTCTGATCACCGACCATGCGGTCATCCGCATATGCGATCTCAGCAACAGCATCAGCAAATGTTTCGATGCTTATGCCCTTTTGAAGCGGTACACCCTTCAGTGCATGCTGTATGATGATTGATGCATTCTTCTCATCTGGACGTGGTATCTCAATCTTACGATCAATACGCCCGTCACGGACAATAGCTGGATCGAGGACATCAGGCCGGTTCGTTGCAATGATCACAATCGCTGCTGAATCATCGAGGCCATCCATCTCGGTCAAGAATGCTGGCACGACTGTCGCACCCAGCCCATTCACACGAGAACCACGTGTCGCCAGTATCGCATCGGCTTCATCAATAAAGATAATTGCCGGATATCCATGCTCTTCCTTATGACGCTTGGCATCATCAAAGATGTCACGAATAGTTTCTTCCGTCTCACCAACGAATTTATTAAGCACTTCTGGACCTTTAATGTACATGAAGCCGGTCTTTGCTGCTTTCGTCTTGTGAATTCTGGCAATGCTGTTAGCTGCTGCTTTACCCAGCATGGTTTTACCACAGCCTGGTGGACCGGAGAGCATGATGCCCTTAATGAGTCGCTTATTGTAACGTTTAAACAACTCATCATGGAGAAGAGGCATCTCAATGGCTTCAATCATATCAGCCTTTGCATCTTCCAGCCCACCAATATCATCCCAAGTGATGTCCGGTATTTTATTCGGACAAAACTTTGATGCTTCAAGCGGGGGTTTACCTAAATGTTCCACTATCTGCAACGACTTGGGATGCAACAACACTTCGTCGCCACGCTTCAGGTCTTTGACAGCCTCAACGCGCAATTCCATATTCATTTTCTTCACGTAACACCATTTCTTATCAGGTGATATGCGGTCAACCTTTTGGAGCATGAGCGGTTCCTTTTGGATACGCTCAAGGACTTCAGTAAGTTCATCGATCTGGTCTTTGGCATCTTTGAGCGCCTCAACAGATGGGGGTGTTTCTGGTTTTGGTGGGCCAGGTGTGTACATATATGCCTGTCTCTGCACCATTTCTTGTCTCATTGTAAACGGGTCTTTACGTTTTCCCATATTGCTACCCTCATATTGTCTGATTAATGCATCAACTGCTGAAGACGGTATATTATAGTCCTCAACCAGGTCTTTAAATTTACGCTCATAATACATCTTTTTATCGCGTGACGATGCGTCAAGCATTCGTACAATGCAATTTTGTAAATCTGACATGCTCATTGGGGAATATCTCGTGTGTTTGTTGAAGCGATCCACATTGGATGAAACCAACATACGACAACTCGATCTCGTTGTCAACACAAAATGTTGGAAATATACAATTGACCGTAGCACGATAAATACTGTATATAAAAAGAACGCTCTTCAAAAGAGAAGAGCGTTCTTAACAATGTCTAAGGCAACATTCGTTCAACAAAACTACACAGGGATCATTATGGATCAAATAAACACACAAGGCAACACAAAAAGAGCAATTAATTATTTAAAAAGTTTCGGCCCAGACCGTTACTATTCCCTCACGGCGATACATCCCGAATCAGGGCTGACCACATCCGTTACAGGCCACATTAAGCACGACATCGATGACATCAATGATTTCATTCGTGCGCATAATGATAATCAAAACCTGTACTTTGCCGTGAATGAGCCGTATTCGGACACGGGCGATAAGAAGCTCACCAAGGACGATGTCTCCACGATACATGCTATATGGCTCGACGCTGATCCAAAGAAGGACCAACCGTTTGATATCGAGCGCACCAAGCTGCTGAAGTTTGCTGATGAGCTTAACCAGTCATCAAACCCGCCATCGTTCATCAATGACTCGGGCGGCGGTATCCAGGCGTTCTGGTTGCTCGATAAGCCGCTCGACGCGGACGAGCACCGTGAGTACGCCGAGAGCCTGTCCAGGGGCCTTGCTTTTAAATATGAAACAGACAGTGTTCACAATATTGACAGGCTCATGCGCCTACCGTTCACAACCAACATCCCGACATCTAAGAAAAAGAACCGAACCCGCGCACTAGCAAAGCCGCTATATGTGCAGGGTTCACCCGATAACATCACCAAATACACCAATCCCGAATCATTCATCAATCCGATCACCGCTGCCGAGGCCAATGAAGTGGATTATGACGTTGATTTATCCATGGAGGAAGATGTTGCTGGCCCCATCGATGAGGACTTGATGACCAAATTCAAATATGACCTCGATCATAATGAGAAGCTGCATGACATATATTTTGGACTTATCAATAAACCATCGCGCTCTGAGTATGACATGACCCTCACCAAAGAACTGAAATGGGCTGGCTACACCATCAAGCAGATCGGGAATATCCTTTACAATTATCCACATGGTAAGAATGAGAGCATCACGAGGCGAGAAATCATCCGCTGCTATCAGCGCACCGAGAACCCGTTTGATAACTTCAAACTGTCTGATGAGCAGCTAGAAGCCATCGAGAAGACCACACCGGTTGAAATAACCCAGCACCGTGAGGACACCCTATCCAAATTCGCTATTCGCAAGCCGTCTAAGCTAAACTGGCGTAAATCTGGTGATCCTATTTATAAGAACCTATTATATAACAAGGCAATCTCTGTCTGCTACGGGCAATCCAATGTCGGTAAATCATTCGCGGTTGCTGATCTATCGGCCCGTATTGCGAATATGGACGACTGGGGCAGCTATAAATATAAGTTGAGAGATGCGAAGGACCGCCTGAAAAAGATCGATGTTGTCTATATTTGTGCCGAGGCCGGTGCCAGCTTTGATAAGAGGATGGAAGCCTTAAGGCGCAAGCTCGGAATGACCGAGCAAGAGTTTGGAGAATTCGGCTTTAATATCATCAATGACGCGCCGTCATTCGCCAAGGACATGGATGATGCCAAGATGATCGTCAAGCGCATCCGTGAGTTTGAGCATGCCCATAGCCGCACCGTTGGCCTTGTCGTTGTCGATACGCTCGCCACCACCTTCCAGGGCGGCAATGAGAACTCATCTGAGGACATGGGTATGTATATATCGAATATGAAATACATCCAGCGCTATGCCGATTGTGGCGTTCTCATCGTCCACCATTCAGGTAAAGATCAAGCCGCCGGTGCGAGAGGCCACTCATCTCTTAGAGCCGCCACCGATACAGAGCTTGAGGTCACATCAGAGAAGGTTGGCAACACCTACCGCAGAGAGATTAAGGTCAAGAAGCAGAGGGAAGGCGAGAACGATACGACAACACCATTCGCTCTCGGTGTCATGGAATTAGGTAGAGATATTGATGATGATCCGATCACAACATGCTACATGATCCTGGAGGGCGATACGGAATTTGACAACGCTGTGCCCAATCCCCTTGATGCATTATCACCTCGTGATCGGGCTGCTTATGATGCTGTCAGGATATATCAAGAGGAAAATATAAACCCCGACAAATACCGTCATACTGAATTACAGATCAAACAAATTATATTTTGTGACATTTTCTATAATCGTGAAATAATCGTTCAAAAGTTTGGACAGATTGACTTGTCCGAGCTCGACTTTTTAGCCATCCCAAATGATGCCGATCGGAAGAGGTTTGGACATGCTTGGACAGCCTTGGTCAAAAGTGAGTGTCCAAGGGTTTCTGAACAATATCAATTACTTAACGACTGATTGAATGGAGCTTGGACAAGTCATGGACACTTTGGACAGATTTGAGGGAAAGGGTTTGGACATTTGGACAAAGTACTTAAGGTACTGTCCAAAGTCCATCCGGAACTTTTTGGAGAAGTTGTCCAAGGGAATATTTTGGAGAGTTTGGCTAAAAGTGAAAAGGTGTGAAAAATGCAAACCCCGACATTCGGTTTTGAAATGTTTTGGAGAATTTGGCTAAAGATGGAAACGGCAAGAATGAGAGACAAAATGATGATAATGCTTTGGGCCGTAATTACAGATCGCCTGGGTGGGGTGAAATAAATTGAATGAATGAGATTAAATATAAAACCTGGTTAGAGCGTATCTATGATGTGATGAATGTAAAACGGAATAATCAGTATAAGTGGTTTACGCATCACATGATCCAGCAAGAGCTTGGTATTTTGTCAAAAGATAACAACAAAAATACATATCGTTATTTATCAAGGTTGATCCAGCGGGGATATGTTGAAAGAGCAGCAGCGCCGCAAGAAGTGAATAAAAACGTTCTCAGGCCAAAAGTTGCGGGTTCAAAATATGTTTATAGGCTTACGGGCAGACCTTACAAAGCTAAAACATGGCAGCTTCGCAATCAGGACGCGCGTGAGTACGATGAAAAGTTTAGACGCAGGCAAGTAGCCAAGAAGTATCCAGAGTGGTTCAGGGAGCTCTTAAAATAGAAAGTAGGACGAAAAAAAACCGCTCAGAAGAGCGGTTTAATAGTTTACTATGAATATTAAAGCATATGATACATGATAATAAATATTGTTAAAGTGTATATGATACTAATTGTTTCTATAAATATTTTAAAAATTGTTATCATAATTTTAACCTTTCTTTTTATGGATATATTTTCAATTCAATGGCGCAGCGTTCGATCTGATCCCATTCAACAAAGTGACAGCCGGCTTTTACATCGCCGTTTTTGTAAATGGTATCAATTGAATAATGACCAAGCTTTTTAAAATCACTTGTGATCTGATCCGCGTGGATATCAAACTTTGATTTTTCTTTAATTTTACGAATTAAAACAAAGGTTTGTTTTGCGTCTTCAACAGGAAATTGAGCGTTTTTGCTTGTTTCGATCACATCGCCATTAACACGCATTAATGTCTTTTTAAGATGATAAGGCGTAAAGCCTTTGCATTCTTTGAACTCTTGCCAGAGTAAGCCAAGTTTTAATTGTTCTTTTTGTTCCTTAGCGTCTTTTATGGCTTGCGCCTTGCGTTCTTTTTCAAGTGCGTCGGCATGATCTGATAAAACTTGATCCGTGTCATTTTTTAACGATTCAAATTCACGTGTAAACGCAACGGGCGGTTTTTTACCAAAGAATTCAAAAATATCAATAGCGTTTTGCATTGCCCACTTTGCTTCATTTATATCACTAACTTTCAAGGCATTTTTGCGACGCTTGGCGGCGCTTTTTAGTGCGTCTTCTTTTTGTGATAATGCATCTTTGATTAATGCATCTTTAAATGCTTTATCAAACTTTTGTGACCATAAAAACTTTTTTAATACTTCTGTATTAACGTAAAACTGTTTTTTATGGTTTATAGCGCTGCGCAGCGTGCTTTGGTGCTGCGACGTGCTAATAGAATAGGAATCACTGTTCACAAAACACGTGTGATAGTCAATAAAGTGACACATCGGAAAATGGCTCCCGTATGAGTATAACGTAGGACCATAAAAGAATACATTCCCGTTATTGGTCCGACCCTGGTCCTGGTTTTGTTGTGCATATACGTGTATGCATTCATCGTTTGTAAATACTTGTCTCATTTTCTTAATTCCTTTGTAATTTTGTTTAGTAATGGTTCGAATTCATCTTTCCATATTTTTTTTGTGTCTTGATCGGCTGTTAACATACACAAGCGCAATAAGGCCAGTTCATCACGTGATAACTTCATAATCTATTCACCTTGTTCGAATAGTGTTAGATCATAATCATCATTGACGGCGTTGTAAGCCTCATTAATGAATTCGTTGATAAGCGTGTTCGTTTCCATAGTTTTGTCTTTCTTTTTTAGTTGCTTACTTGTCAAACCCCGACAAGCTCATAATTAATTATAGACATAGCTTGTTGCGCTTGTCCAACAAAAAAACGAATTATTTTTAAATTATTTTACAAGCCTTTGTTTTTGTGCGTATTATAACGATATGGGAAAAGACGTAGATAATCCATTGAAGCCTAGAATCATGAAACTATTGCTTAAAGGTGAATCGCCAAGGTTCATTTCTAAGGATTTATCGTGCAGTGAGGATTATGTATATTCGATTTTGGGGAGTGCTGATTTTGCTAATAAAATCAAGGACTTAGCGGAAAACAGTTGCAAGGTTGCAAGTCTTGAAGCCGTTGAGACGCTCAAAAAAATAATGCTTGACAATAAGATTTCTGCGCCGTCTCGAATCAATGCTGCCAAGGCTATTCTTGATAAAGCAACAGAGATCACGGGCACGGATAACGACACGGAATCACCCGCTAACATGTCTCAGAGACAGCTTGCAGAGCGCTTAAAGGCATTACAAGCCGAAGCAAGCGAACGGGCTAAGCCTATTGATACGGGTGTTATAGATATGGATAATTTATTGTCGTAATACGTGCATAATATATAGCATTATCACTCATATAAGCCTTGATTGTCTGTAAGCCTTGGTGGAAGCCGTTCAGCTATTTACATACTATATATTATCACTCTAATTATGTTAAAGGGTGATCCCGACCCCCTGGGGGGAGGGCGGTTGCGCTGCTGCGAGGGCGTGCACCCCAATTCTCTAAAATTTGTAAAATTCAAAATCCTTGTTGACTATTTCCAACATATTATATACAGTTGTTTTGCAGCTTCAACAGATGAGGATTATTATGGATTTAAAAGATAGAATTAAGGCAGTTATTCAGGAACACTATTGGAGCAAAGCGCCGAGCCAAAGATCAATGACCATAGCTGTGATCACAGACCTTCAAAATGCTATAGATGCTGAAGATGATTGATTAGTAATTATGCTCTATAGCGCATAAAATGAATTTATACGAGGTCGCGCATCCCAGCTCTCTAAAATTTGTAAAATTCAAAATCTTTGTTGACTCTTTCCAACATATTATATACAGTTATTTCAAAGATCAGGAGATAGTATGAAATTTTATAGATATGAAAGTCGTCGTTATTCAGTGACAATTTGTCCAGATAGAGAAATATTTGGAACGTCAAAAGCTGAGTTACAATTAATTGAGTTTAAACTTCATTCTGAGACACCAAAAGGTCATTGGATCGGTATTTGGGGTGGTAAAGACACATGGGTTAGTAAAACATCAAAAAAAAGGTATGCTCATCCGTCGAAGGATGAAGCTTTACAGTCCTATGTTGCTCGAAAAAAAGCGTTTGTTAGACACTCCAAAAATAGATTACGCCGCGCAGAAGAGGATTTAGCTTTAGTGGAGAAAGATTTGGATATAACAAACACTGCTTTATGCTCTATAACGCATGAATAACTTTTATATGAGGCAGATCATGAAAATGACTAAAAAACCTGAACAAAAAGCGTTCAAAATCTGCTAAACTTTTAGAAAGCCCCATTTTCCGTCAGAGAGTGGTGCCGGATAAGAAAAAGACCGAGGATAAACACAAATGCCGCACCAAAAAACCACCGACTGGATAGAATTTTACTCGAACGGGCTCGATCAAGCGCCTTTTGATGAGGAATTATATATCGAAGTTATGTTTTTAGATGGTGTTACAGATCAATTTCACGTCGATGAAGTGGATTGGGGCATGATTGATAATTGTGCTGAAATCATAGCCTACCGTAAATTATCGTGCATAACCGAAGCACTTAAACGGGTCTATAAAAAAGGATCGTCTCAATAACAACTTGAACCAAACCCCGATAACAGGTATTCTTAATGAAATATTAACCTGTTTTTTCGGGGATTTTCGGTTATGGCATCACCAACACGATATGAACTTTCTTATGATTTCACTGCGTTCCAGGCATCTGACGCATCCACACCGCTACCAGCGGATCGTATCGAAATTGAGTTCAACAATATTGATACGACCACAGATGAGATTATAGACAATCTCGGCCTTATTCAAAGAACAGATGGTGCTTTAGCCAATTCAGTAGTTACTCCGGAGGCTTTTTCGTCAAGCGCGTTGGCACTGATGTCTGGTGGATTCAACCCGCGTGGCGATTGGGCCGACGCTACAACCTACGCAGTTGGTGATTTGGTTGTTGATAGTGGTACTACATACGTGTGTTATATAGCCCACACCAGTTCCGGTTCACTCGACTCAAGTAAATTTCTCGGATGGGGTGTTTCGACAACAGCTGGTGCTGTCAGTTTTGCACCGACTGGTACAATTGTTTCAACGACTGTTCAGTCCGCGATTGAAGAGCTTGACGCTGACAGGGTGGCAAACACGGCTGCTTTATATAAGTTTAATGTATCTACCAATGATACGACACCTGGTAGTTTCACTGAGAAGATATCAGCCGGTGATGTGATCACGTTTACTGTTGCTGATGATGGTGCTGATGAAACTCTGACGATATCGGTTGCTGATCAAGCGGTTACACCGGTAAAAATTGATCGCACAGTAAATGCGATTGGTGGCATTGGTGGTGGTACACAGGACATTAACCTGGCAAGCGGTCGAACTGTTACAGCGACCATCGATACAAGCTCAACAACATTCACGTTTAGTAACATTTTATCTGGCGCTGATGCGTTTGATCTTTATCTCACAAATGGGGGTTCACAAACCATTACTTGGCCCAGCAGTGTCAATTGGGCTGGTGGCACAGCACCGACTTTAACATCTTCCGGTGTCGATCACTTAGTATTTACAACACCCGATGGCGGCACAACTTGGTATGGCTACGTGGCTGGATTGGATATGTCGTAATGTTGGAATACCATAGGAAATTACTGCGTGTTGTTGGTAGCCTTGTCTTCACAGAGGCAACAGGCGGCACAATTACGACTGATGGTGATTATAAAATCCACACATTTACATCATCTGGCACCTTCGAAGTTACAAAATTAGGCGCAGACGATACCGTTGAATACCTTGTGGTTGCTGGCGGTGGTGGTGGTGGGTTTGATCTCGGTGGTGGTGGCGGTGCTGGTGGTCATCGCACTGCTACAGGTATGACAATTACCCAAACGTCTTATTCTGTGACAGTTGGCGCTGGTGGTGCTGGAAGTTCATCTGGTTCATCACAAGGTGGACCAGGGGGCAATTCATCTTTTAACGGTATTACCTCAACGGGTGGTGGCGGTGGTGGATCACGGTCAGCTGTTAAAAATGGTGCATCCGGTGGCTCCGGTGGTGGTGGTTCTAATGATAGCGGTTCTGGTGGTAACGGGACGGGCGGTCAAGGTAATAGCGGCGCTTCTGGTGGCAGCTCAAATTCTGGTGGTGGTGGCGGTGCTGGTTCGGCTGGAACGTCAGGCACTCCAAGCACTGTATCAGGCAGCGGTGGTTCTGGGTTATCAAGTAGCATCACAGGCTCTAGTGTAACACGCGCTGGCGGTGGTGGTGGCGGTGGCGGTGCTGGTGTTTGGCCTGGTGGCTCTGGTGGCTCTGGTGGCGGCGGCGCTGGTGGCACAAACGCAAACGGCTCAAGCGGCGCGGCTAATACTGGCTCTGGCGGTGGTGGTGGCAGTAGTGCTTCATTCCGAAACGGTGGAAACGGTGGTTCTGGTGTCGTAATTATTAGGTATAAATACAAATGATATATTTACTTGCATTAATTGGTGGAATTTTTTATCGGATGCGCGGCGGCTGGCCTAGCACTCCAAGGCCGTTTGAGCAAATGCTTTTCTGCTTGCCCGTTGGTTATGTCGCCTATTTGGGCACAGACTGGTACTACGCGCTGATTATTTACGCCTTGTCCGTGGGCGCTTGTTTGAAAGGCCACGGTAGAAACATGGATTTAGGCGCATGGAAGGGCGATGCAGATTTTGAGGATTACGAACGATGGACAGGGTATTACAAGCTACACGGTAAGATACCAGAATACTGGTATGACGTTGGTGGTGTCGCAATATCTGGCCTTATAGTTACGCTTCCGCTTATCTTTATCAATCCGTTGGCGGCGTTTGCGGGGCTGTTGAAAGCACCTGCTTATATGTTGGGCTGGTGGATGCACCCGAATTACGATGATGGGAAAATCAAATTTAATATTTATAAATTTACACTGCGTTCATCAACCGAATGGGGTGAGTATTTCACGGGCTTGTTTATATGGCTCGGACTTATCGCATGTCTTTAATACAGGAGAATGAAATGGATAAACTAAAAGAAATCGCTAATAAAATTTGGGCTTCCAAGTTTAAATACGCCGCAATTGCTGCGGTGGTTATGGTTATTATTTACATGATAGCTTTCGGGATTAATGCGCCAGCAGGGTTCGGCAATGGATAAAGACGCAATGATTAGAAAACTGCAAGAACTTGACGCGAAAATAGCAACGGAATATCCGATTATTGATGGCTCGACAAAGGCTGGCATTGGTTTCGGCGCAACATTAGGAAGCATGTCAATAAATGACTGGATGGGGTTGGCAGTTGGTTTTGCAACATTAATTTACATGGCTTTACAAATAGAGGCGGCTTGGCGGCGCAGGAAACTGGATAAATGACCCGTGGGCTTAAAAGCAGCGAATTTCTTATTACATTGCTTGCTCTTATTGCTGGGGCTGGCCTTGCTGTTTACGGCGTTGAAGCAGGAATTATTGCATCGGTTCTCAGCCCTGCAATTGCGTTTATCGGCTCTCGTGGCGCGGTTAAATTTAAACAAGGTGAATCGTGACAAATAATGATAACATTATTCCGATATTTGAAGCGAAAGCTTGGCCTAAAGAGTGGAGCAAAGAGCAAGAAGCCGAGTGGCGGCTCACCTTGGAAAAAATTAAATACGATAAGTGATATGCGATTAGAAACTGTGAGGAATGATTTAATGGTGCATGAGGGTTTTAGAAGTGAAGCCTATCAAGACCATTTAGGGTATTGGACAATAGGGTACGGGCGTTTAGTTGACGATAGACGCGGCGGTGGCATAACCCAAGACGAAGCGCGTATGTTGCTGGATAACGATATTGCAAAGGCGTATAATGCGCTATCCCGTGAATTGCCGTACTTTGAAGGGCTTCCGTCACAAGTTCAGCGCGGATTGATAAACATGGCGTTTCAGCTTGGTATTAATGGCTTATTAAATTTTAAAAAAATGCTTGGGCATATTAAAACGGGCGATTACTCCAACGCGGCAAAAGAGGCTTTACGGTCTAAATGGGCAGAGCAAACACCAAACCGCGCAGCAGAGGTTACGGAGTGGATAAGATGGGCGGCATAGGTCTATTAATGAAATTAATTATGAGTAACTGGCAGATTGCCCTTGTGATCGCCGGTATAACTGTTGTCGCGCTCGGCGGCATGTATATCAAAGGTTACACAGATGGTGGTGGTAGCCTTCGTGACCTGTATCAACAGCGCGTGATTGAAAAACAAGCAGAGCAGATAGAAACGGAGCTCGATCTGTCTGACGAATTATTAAAGAGGAACAGGGAGGCTGACAATGCGGAAGGTGATGACATGCGTATTATCATTGATGGTATTAAGCGGCTGCACCAGTAGCATCGTTGCACAAGATGTTCAGTGCAGGAATTGGCCCAAAGAACCGGTCAGTGATCAAGCTGATGGGTCTGAAGTTCTTAAGTATGTAAATGCAGGATTTATAGCATATAAGTCATGTTATAAGGCTGCAACAGGAAATGACTATGACGGATGATCTATCCTATTTAACCGATGACCATATCGAAACAGAAACAATGCTTATCCAGCGCGAGATCATGCGCAAGAAAGCATCTAAAACCATGATTCCGTTTTGTCAGATTATGATGCCTGACCCTGAGAACCCAGATGATGTAAACGCAACAGAATACCAATCGGTAGGGCATGCTAAAATGCTTTGTGATGTCGTTGAGCGCTTCGAGAGTGGTAAATCAAACCGTGTCGCTGTATCTATCCCACCACAGCACGGGAAGACCATCACACTGTCTCAAATGGGACTGGCGTGGATATGGGGAAAGAACCCACGTAAGAATATTTTGGTTGTTACATATAACCAAACCCGCGCAGATGAGCTGGGTCATGAATTCAGACAGCTTATTCGAGACAAACCGACATTTAGGCAGGTGTTCCCAGAAGTCGAATTCCAGACCGATGCTAAGTCCAAATCATTCATGCAGAATAAAAATGGCGGCAAGCTTTTCTTTATTGGTGTCGGTGGTACGATTACGGGCCGTACAGCTGATTATATTATTATTGATGACCCGTTCAAAGGTGATGATGATGAATTTACTGAAAACCATCTCGAAAAAATATGGTCATGGTTCTACAAAGTTGCATATTCACGTGCATCTAACAGAACCAAAATATGTGTCATCCACACCCGTTGGGCTGAGGACGACCTTATTGGAAGGCTCTGCGATCCCACTCATCCAGAACGAGACAAACGCTTCAAAGGAATAGCGGATGATTGGGAATTTATGAACATACCAGGTGTTATACGCGACGAAAAACTTGCAAGTGCGCTTGGATTGAAGCTGAGTGTTCCGAAAGATAAAAAAGTTATCGATCAATTCGGTACTGAACCCGTAACAGCGTTGTGGCCCAATGAAAAATCTCTTGAATTCTTTGCACAATGGAAAAAGGGTGATCCAAGATCGTTCTCAGCGCTGGTCATGGGCCAGCCTACACCCGATGACGGTATGTACTTTACTCAGGACATGGTGGTCGAATATGACCGAGATGAGTTGCCTAATAATCTCCGTATCTATGGGGCTTCTGATCACGCTGTGTCTGAGAAGCAACAGCGCGACAAAACTGTTGTTGGTTGTGTTGGTGTTGATGAGAATGACGACATTTGGATTTTACCTGATTTGGTCTGGGATCAAATGGCTACCGATAGAACTGTTGAAGAGCTTTTGGCATCGATGCAGAGGCATAAACCGGTTCTTTGGTGGATGGAAAGCGAATTGATCTCTAAATCGTTCGGCCCGTTTCTCCGCAAGCGCATGGTTGAAACTCAGACATATACAATGATTGATCCTGTAACCCCGACAAAAGATAAAATGTCCAGAGCGCGATCAATACAAGGTCGAATGAGCATGGGTAAGGTGCGTTTTCCCCGATTTGCACCATGGTATCAGGATGCAAAGAACCAGTTAATGCGGTTCCCATACGGGGCAAATGACGACTTCGTTGACTGGTTGGCATGGATTGGGTTAGGATTGGTGAAGGAAATCGCGGCTAGTTCTTACAGGTCCCCTAAAGACAAAACCCCGAAAACCGGCACAGCCGGGTGGGTTATTCACCAGAGTGAAATGCAAAAAAAGAATGAGCAACGCACCAAACAGTCAAAAGGATGGTAGATATGGATGAAGTAAAACCCGATCAAGAGGGCACAGACAGCGGTGTGCAACGCGAAGAGCCGAACCTTGAGGCTGGTGTGGAACAAGCGGTCAAGAAATGGCAAGAGAAAATCTGTGCGGCGAAGAAATACTTTGATGATGACTTCAAACGCATGCGCGAGGACATGACCATTGCAAGACAGGGTGCAAGTGATGATTGGGTCAAAGATGGTAATTATACTGTGCCTATTATCAATCGTTATCTCAATCAGGCCGTTGCCTCATTATATGCTAAGAACCCCACAGCGACAGCTGAACGCCGCAAGAGCATGGATTACAAGTTATGGGACGGTAAACCTGAATCAGCTTTAGCGGCACTCAAAGCCATTCAAATGGGCGACATGAATGCGTTGCCTCTTGTTGAGGACATCGAGCAAGGTCGTCAAAAACACGAGTTGATGGATAAAATCGGTAAAACTCTTGAAATATTATTTGATTATTATGCAAATGAGCAGAAACCGCGACTAAAACCAATGATGAAATCATTCGTCAGGCGCGGTAAAACATGCGGTGTGGCCTACATGATGTTAGGTTTTCAACGTGAATTTGGTCAATTAAGCCCAGATGACACGGTGAGACTTGAAGATGCGCGTGAAAAGATGGCTGAACTGCAACGCCGGATGCAGGATATGGTTGATGACGAAATCACACCAGATCGTGAATACGAAAAACATGAACTTGAGACACTGATCGCTGATCTTGAAGGCAAGACGGAAATGCTTTTACGGGAAGGACCATTGTTCATGTTCCCTAAAGCAACCGAAATTATACCTGATCCAAGATGTACTCAATTGTCAGGGTTTGTCGGTGCCGGTTGGATTGCCAGAGAATTTCATAAATCACCGGATGAGATACAAATGTTGTATCAGGTCGATCTCGGCGGTCAATATGCTCCATATAAGCAGCACGGCAAGGGTGAGATGGCCCAGTACCACCGTGATAGTGAAGACACCAAAGGTGATGGTGAAAAAACTGATGGTATGGTTTGTGTTTGGGAAGTTTACAATAAAGAGCTCGGTCAGACATTCACCATTGCTGATGGTTATAAAGGTTATCTGGTAGCACCGAAAGAGCCTGATTACTGGATGGAAGGTTTCTGGCCTGTATTTGCTCTACCGTTCAATGAGGTCGAAAGTGAAGAGCATTTATTCCCTCTCTCTGATGTTCACCAATTAAAGCATGTTCAGGCTGAATACAACCGCTCCCGTGAGTACCGTCGTCTCCACAGAGAAGCGAACAAACCGAAATATATGGCTGTTAAAGGTCGTTTAACAGATAACGATAAGGGTAAACTTGAATCTGCTCAAGCGCACGCTTTGATCGAGCTCGAATCACTCGGTCAAGGTGAAAGGGTTGACAATCTTCTACAGGCATTTAAACCAGTACCGATTGACCCTGCTCTATACGAGACAAACAGTGAGATGGAAGACACTTTGCGTACAGTTGGTGCCCAAGAAGCTAATATTGGTGGGGCATCCGGTGCGACAGCGACAGAAGCATCCATTGGTGAAGGAAGCCGTATGACATCGCTTTCATCCAATGTTGATGATCTCGATGAGTTTTTATCTGATGCATTCAGTGCTCTTGGTCAGTTGATGCTGATAGAATTGTCAGCTGAGACAGTCACGGAGATTGTAGGACAAGGCGCTGTGTGGCCTGAGCTCGACCGAGAAACTATCGCAAAGCAGATTTACTTGCGGATACGGGCCGGAAGCTCAGGACGACCCAACAAGGCCGCTGAATTGGCAAATATGGAACGAGGGATGCCTTATCTTATCCAGTTGCCTGGTGTCAACCCATATCCTCTTGGTCAACGCTATGCTGACCTTCTTGAAATTGACCTTGATGACATCATTATTGAAGGCATGCCGTCAATTCAGGCGTTAAATGCCCAAATGGGCAACGTACAGGGTGATGCGGCAGCTGCGGAAGGTGATCCTAACGCACAAGGCGGTGAGGGCTCTGACAATGCTCAATCAGCCCAGCAATCACAGCCTGGTGGTCAACCTGAATATACAGCCGATACGCCGATCTTAAACTTTGATGAGCAGGGGAACATGGTATGAGGAAAGTAAAGCTGAAAAACGGTACAATTATGCAGTTCCCAGAAGGTACACCGGAAGATGTGATCGAAAAGGCCGTCAAGAAAGTATCACCTTCTGAATTTTCTGATCAGATACGCAGTAAAGATATAAAAGCTATTGCAAAAATGCTTGAGGACACAGTAAAACGTATTTCGCCACCACGTGTGTCTGAAGAGGCGCGAATTCGCGATCTGAAGCAAATAGCCAAGGATATGACGACTGACCAGAAAGATTTTTTCTCCCCGGCTGTCGGTAAGCAGACAATGACCCTTCAATCCGCGATAAAAGATTTACAGTCCGTCGTTAAAAGCTTGGTTGTCATGGTTGATAATCAGTCCAGAGCGCATGAGAAGGCACATAGTGAGCTTGTATCAGCCCTTAATGAGATGACAAAGGCATATAGTGCACCAAAAACAATAAAACGCGATAAAGACGGTAAACCAACAGGAATTTCATAATGGCTGATCAATATCTATCCGATTTACCTGAAGCATCAGACATCACGGATACCAAAGTTTATGGTGAACAGAGTGATGTCGCGAAACAGTTTGACGCACAGCTTTTCAAAGGTGATAAAGGTGATAAAGGCGACACTGGTGATACCGGCGCTACTGGCCCACAAGGTGCTACTGGGTCAGCTGGTGCAGATGGTGCTGACGGACAAGGTGTGCCCACTGGTGGTACACCTGAGCAGATTTTATCAAAGATAAATGGTACTGATTATAACACTCAATGGGTGGATAAACCTGGCACGGGTGGTTTCAGCGCAAACACTGACGGGACACCCTGTAACATCACTGCTATCCGTGCAGATGGTACAGCATGTGCTTTATCGGCTGGTGCTTCTGGTTCAAATTTCAGGTTTGATAGCGCAGGTAATTTTCAAATCCAATCACAGCCAAAATCAGACATCGTTGCAGGAAACGGTGATAATATGGCAACCCTTATGACGCTGACCAATGGTGGGGACCTAACAGTCACCGGTACAGTTGAAGGCAGAAATATGACCACCGATGGGTCGAAGCTTGATAATATTGAACCAAATGCGACCGCTGATCAGACTGGCGCTGAGATGGTTACAGCGATTAATACCGAATTGGGCAGCACTGACTGGCAATCCAGTGGTGGTACCGTTATTTCTGTCGGGACAACAGCCCCCAGTTCACCAAGCACTGGTGATCTTTGGGTAGATACAAATTAAGGGATAAACCTTGTCTGATATAAGAATTGACAGATATGATGTAAATATCTCAGGTACAAGTGGTACAATATCAATTACAGATGTTGGCAACGTAAACAGTGCCTTTGTGCGCATCACAGGTTCAAGTCGCCAAGACAGTGCGGGTGTCATAGGAAACACTGGTAACCTTGGTCCAGATCATTTGGGTGTACGCCTTGAAATAACAGGCACTACAGAGATTACTTACACAAAGCAAAACTCTGGTGATACCATTAAGCTCATGATTGAGGTTTGGGTCTACACAGGTGCGAGCGGCGGCGCTTATGAATTTATATCAAGGCAGCGCGGCACAGTCACTGTTACAGGCACAAACAACACAGCGGCCATAACTGGCATAACAGAGCGCAATGATTGCGTCCCTATTTTTACAGGGTTTACGACTTCTGAGGCTTCAAATAGTAATTGGGAATATGCGGCCATGGCTTGCCACATAAACTCGTCAAGTCAAGTCAGGTTTGACCGCAACAACTCTGGCACAACGATTGTTTGCGCTTATGACATTATTGAGTTTACAGGGTCTGCTTGGTCAGTTGGTTGCGCACGCTCTGCAAGCCACGATGCAAATGGTGCGCATTTTTCTGGTGGCGAGGTTGTTACAATGAATGCTGATAGCGATGGTCAAAGCGGAAGCACATTTGATGTGACTGACTGGGGCAGTGCTATGATTATGCAGGGTACAATGGGTGGCGACAGTTCTGAAACTGGTCTTTCTGATACTTTAATGTATTTTTTGCCCGGGCCTTCTACAACGCAATTAAGATGCACGCTTGATAATTCTAACAGCCGCAATGACAGCGTTTCTTATGCTTATATTATTCAATGTGATGATTTAACGGTTAATCGTAACACCCTTGGCAGCATTACAGAGGGCAATAATAGCTATGGCACAAACCTTGCTGCACCTTCTGGTTACGATTACGGCACGCCACTTAATGAAATGGCGCTTGAATGGTTTCCAGGCACAAACGGTGAAGGAACAGCCCACGCTCGCGGTGCATTAAATGCGATTATTGTTGATACGGGTAGCGCATACCAAGTGCGGCACTGGGTACACAGATCAGGTAATGACGTAGCTGTTGCTTATGGGTTGGTAGATTTATCAAACCTCACTACGGCGGCTTCAACAACGGGTCAAATAAAAGTCTGGACAGGTAGCGCATTTGAGGCAAAACCAATGAAGGTTTGGAACGGGTCAAGCTGGGAAACTAAACCAGTCAAACATTGGAATGGATCGGCATGGGTCGAAACACCATATTAAAGAGGTAAACAATGGCATTGCTCATACCAGGTGGTGGTTATTTTCTAAAACCAGATGGTGGCAGGTTGCTCTTCCCAGGGGAAGTGCCAACAAATGTCATACCTAAAATCAAACAGGGTGGTAATCTTAAATTACGAAAGAAACAGAAAGAATATGTACGTGAGAGTTCACGTAATGTGCTTAATTCTGTATTAAATCCTGAAAAACTGATAACTTATGATGAAACTGAAGACTTAGTGCTTCTGCTTGCAGTGTTAAAATAGAAAGGAAACATCATACCAAGAAATAACGATCATACTTATGCCAACTATGGGTCTATTCCAGCTGGTATCGAAACAATTACATTAAGTGACACAAAAGAATATCTAGGTTGCATTGGGTTTATGACTCAAGAAGACGGTGTTCTCGCCGTTGAAATGGTTGACGGTTCAACTGGAACATTTTTTGTTACAAAGAATGTTCAATATGCCGCTGAGGTTAAAATTTTTAAATCGACCGGTACAACAGATGTAACGAACGTAACTGTATTTTATTAATTCTTGACAGAGATGTCGGGGTTTGTCATACTTTGAACATGCCAACGTCGTGAGACAGTGGGTAATCCCTTAGAAGGAGGCTGTAAATGGTTTCGCCAACCAGTGATGAGAACACTCAAAACTCTCAAACCGAGGACATGAACAACGAGGACCAGTACACCGAAGATTCGTCCACTTCAGATACCGAGGATTCGTCCGGCTCGGATAAGTCAGAGAAAGAACCGTCAACGTTCGATGTGGTTATGAACACATTAAACTCAGATGGTGAAGAGGATGACGAAACTGAGGTTGACTCAGATGAAGATGGCTCGAAGGATGAGGATGATGAGAAATCATCAGACAAAGACGACGAGGCTTCTGACGAACCGACCGAAGAGGAACTGAAATCTTGGAAACCCAAGACGAAGGAACGCTTCGAGAAGTTGCAGACCATGTACCGTGAAGAAAAAGAAGCACGGGAAAAGGCTGAAGTTGATGCTGGTCATTATAAGCAGTTTACTGAATTTTTAGATACAAATCGTATCTCACAAGATGAAGCAAACCAGCTTTTTAATATCGGCGCTATGATGAAGAACGATCCTGTAGAGGCTCTGAAGCTGATTACGCCATATTATCAAGATTTGTTACAAGTAACGGGGAATATTCTTCCACCTGATCTTCAGAAACAAGTCGCTGAAGGATACATTACGAGAGAAAATGCTCTTAAGATGTCCCAGATGCAAGCTCAAAACGCCACTAAACAGGCCATAGAGCAAGACCAAACCCAATATCAGAAACAGCAGCAAAATCGTCAGCAGCAAGACCAAATGAAAGCTATACAAGGTGGAATATCATCTTGGGAACGAAATTGGTCCACATCCGATCCTGATTACAGCAAAAAGAAAGACCGTGTTCTTGATCGCGTTGAGTTGATGTTGACAAGGGCAGCTAAGAGCGGAGCTTTACCTCAGACAGTTGAACAGGCCGTAGAGCTTGCTAATAAAGCCAAATCTGATGTTGAAGCCGAATTAGCCCAGTTCAAACCTAAGAAATCTGTAACAACTGTTGATGGTGGAAGTTCTTCTACCGCACTGCCGGAGCCAAAGAATACTGAAGACGTGATTCGCAGAACACTAAATATGTAACTGCCAACAATAGGAGCGAATCATGGCATTCACAGTACAAGAGATTGAGAACCTGGCAAACGCCACTCTTGATCACCACATGAACAAGGGAACAATTTATTCCCAAACAATCCAAGACAAGCCTTTGCTTCAGTCTTTCGATAAGAAAGCGAAGCGTTTCCCAGCTGGTAAGGAATTCCTTACTGTACGGGTAAAAGGTGAGTACACAACTAGCATCCAGGGCTTCTCCCACGATGATACAGTGAACTACTCTAACCCTGCTAACATCAAAACAGCAACTTACCCTTACAAGCGTATCCACGCTGGTATCGAAGTTACGTTTGATGAGTTGCAGCGCAACGGTATTTCTGTAACTGAAAGCACAACTGGGCGTAACGTATCTCGCCATAGTGAGCGTGAAGTGACAGCATTGGCTGATCTTTTCGATGATAAGATCGAAGACATGATGGAAGGTCGCGCACGCGGCATGAACGACATGTTCTGGCGCGATGGTTCACAAGATAGTGAGCTCGTACCTGGTCTTAAGTCACTTATCATGACTGATCCTACATCAGCTACCGTCGTAGGTGGTATCGACCAGAGCACAAACACATGGTGGAGAAACCGTGCGGTGCTTGGTGTCAGTACTTCTACACCGGCAAACTCTACAATTGCACAGGTTCTTCAAAAAGAATTCCGTCAGTTGAAAAAGTTTGGTTCACCGAAGCATATGATCTTCGCTGGTTCCGACATGCTTGATGCTCTTGAAAAAGAACTTCGTGCGAACGGCACTTACACTGACAACGGATGGGCCGGATCAGGTGCAATCGACATGAGTGTTGCTGATACCCAGTTTAAAGGTGTGACGATCAACTATGATCCTACACTGGATGATGAAGGTGAAGGTAAATACATGTACATAATCGATATGAACGCGATTTACCCAATGTACATGGATCAAGAGCGAAACAAGCGCCACAGCCCTGCACGTCCACATGACAAGTATGTTATGTACCGTGCTGTGACTGACGTTTGTGGTTTGGTCTGTAAGCAACGTAACACCTCTGGTATCGTTACAATTGCGTAACCAGTAAAAGATAGAAAGGAAATACTATTATGTCTTTTAAGAAAGTAGAAGCGATTGCAAGCGGAATAGTTGCCACATCCGGCACAGTAACATTTGCATATCCAACTAACACCAATGCCGGTACATTTGCTGGCTTTGGTCATCAAATCTGGGTTGATAAGTTCCAGAGCATGTTGAGTGCGCCAACAGACTTTACAGTTTCGTTTGGTGCAAGTGACATCACTGTTACTTACCTCGGTGCGACAACTATCCCAGCGGGTGCTCGTCTTCAGGCCCAGTTCAATGAGCTTGGCAATGATGATGAAATTGCTGACATCGACTTTACGGACGATGTTGTCAATAACACATCAGCTGTGTCACTCGTAAAAGTGAACCTTGGTGCCCCTGATGCAGCTGATGCTGACGGCGTGTGTGCATCACAGGCAATCACAGCTGCGGGTACTGGTACAATTGCCGGTGCGCTTGCTTCAGGCGGCGTAGCGACATTCGATGTGCCACGTAACGTTGTAGCAGCTTGGACAACCACAGCTGTCATGACTGTAACGGGCACAGATGAGTACGGAAACGTGATTGTGGAAAGTTCCGCTTCAGGTACTTCCATGGCTGGTAAAAAAGCCTTCAAGACGATCACAGCGGTTGATGTATCAGTTGATGTGACAGGCGCAACAGTCGGTACAGGCGATGTACTTGGTTTACCAGTATTCGTCCCAGGCACGGGCCATGTTGTTCTTGAACTAGAAGATGGTGCAGCTGCAGTAGCTGGTACGTTGGTAGCTGGTGTATCTACAGCGGCTACAGCGACTACAGGTGATGTGCGCGGTACATATGACCCTGACACAGCAGCAGATGGTTCAGCAGTCTTTGAATTGGTGATGGCATTGCCTGATCCTAAGTACAAAGGTGTTGCCCAGTACGCTGGATAATAATTAACGTAAAGAGCGGTGTTCGCCGCACCGCTCTTTATTAACTCTAACTGCGAAAGGCAAAGAAAACATGCAGTATTATAACGCAACGGTCCGTCTAGCTGGATCAACAATCAATGAAGTCCCTAAATACGATTTATCAGCACCGGAAGTTCTGGTGCTTCAGTACATTCACGGTGTGGATGCTGTCGTCAAATTACAAAGATCGGCAAACAAACCTGTCAAATCAAATGCTGAAAAAGAGCGTTTGAAATCTAAATACGATCAGGCTCTCGTTAAACGAGAACAGTCTATCGACCGTATTTTTGGTGCTCTTGGTCAACTACCTCAAGATTTACCAGATGAAGTTCTGGAAATGCATGACATTTATGATGAAGATGATGTCGTGGAAGTCGCTAAAAGTGCGACACGTAAAAGTAAAAAATTAGATGATAACCCAGATATGGTGAAGAACCAGACTGAGGCAAACAGGCTCGATAGAGTTTTACCAGCCGAAGCGGTGAACATGGATGATCTGGTAGATATAATGGAGTAAGGATATGGCCCGTAAAAAACAATTAAACGAATTGGTCGCTCAACTTCGAGCGGAAACGGGCCGTTCCCAAAGTGTATCTGTCGGGGTTGCCGAATTGGATAATCTCAAAGAGATGATTCGCCGCACTCAGGAAGTGCTTTATGATGACTATGATTGGCCTTTCTTGCGTGTAGAACGCACTGTTACTCTTGCAAATGGTCAGAGATACTACGACTTCCCATCAGATTTGAATTATGACCGCATTGTCGAAATCAGATATAAATACAATAATGTTTACACACCTTTAGAGCGTGGCATTGATTTTGATGATTATTCAATTTTTGACAGCACCGCTGATGAGCGGTCGTCACCGGCTCTTAAATGGGATGTCCGTAACACCGGCTCAACAGAGCAATTAGAAATATGGCCTATCCCGAACGAAACAAACACTATAATCTTCCGTGGCACCAAATCTCTATCAAGCCTGGTTGAGGAAAACGATAGGGCCGATCTTGATGACCGCCTTATCGTTCTCTTTGCCGCAGCGGAAATACTAGCGCGTCAGAAATCATCTGATGCACAAGCTAAATTAGAACAAGCTAATAATCGATTATTGATATTACGAAGAAACTCTCAGTCTGAGAGCAGAACGATCCAGATGGGCCTTGGTAATCAGGCAAAAGATCAGTCGAACAGGCTTAAAACACGAATTATAGTGAGTTAATATGCCATATGTTCAAATGCAAGACATCAGACTTGGCATGGATCGGAAGCGTAAATCACGTGTCGTTTCCCCCCTTGGTTCGGCATGGACGATCAAGAACGCTCATTTGACCCGTGGTGGTGATATTGACCGCCGTAAAAAGTTTGTAAAGCAACCTGGTACATTCCCGTCAACCACAGCCGGTTTATTCGCAATAAATGAAACACTCTACTGTGTTGGTTATGATTCAGGTGAGGCTGGCAACGTCCCATCGGGTGTTACCCACATCCTTACACAGCACCCTACACCAGCTACAGCCATTATTAAGGCAAGAGGTGCGGAGGCGTTTGATGGTCAATTATACTCAATTATCGAGTATAGTGATGGTAATATTTATCATTTTTACGATGATGACCGTGTTACAGACTGGGACACTCTTGCTTCAGATGTCGGCACAAACGATGCTGTCGCAGCTGCTCTTGCAACGGCAATAGATAAATCAGCTGTTGTGAACGCATCATCTGCGTCATCCGTTGTCACCGTTACAGGTGAGGAAAATAACGTTTCTTTCACCATAACTGGCGCTACAGTGAATAATGGGTCAAATGCGGACCAAACCCTAACCGTAGTGCAAACACAAGCTGCTGGGGCTTCTCAGCCTCAAATAAACACGGTTACAGTCGGGGGAACCTTCGAAGCCGCTGACCAGTTTACAGTCACAATTAATTCCACAGAAGAATATACTGTGACAGGTGGCTCTTCTGGTACAGGTACAAGCGCATTGACATTTAAACAAAAGTTATATTCAACAGCTGCATCAAATTTGTATTTTTGTGCATTAAATGCGCCAACTCAGTGGATTTCGGGTACAGATTACGGTTTTATTAACATGGCATCTCAAACAGCTGGTCAGGAAACACTTGTTACAGCTGAAGAATATCAGGGCCTCATGGCTATCTTCAGTGCGAACAATATTAGAGTTTGGTCAATTTCAGAGGATTCATCAGCGAACGTCTTTCTGCAAACATTACAAAATACCGGTACGGAAGCACCTGAATCAGTGCTTGCTTACGGAAACAATGATGTTTTCTATTACCACGTATCGGGAATACGTTCGATAAAAGCGCGTGACTCGTCAAACGCTGCGTATGTCTCTGATGTGGGTACAGCGATTGACACCCACATCAGAGAATACTCTGAAACACTCAACGAGGAACAAACCACACGGGCCGTATCCGTAATCGAACCTGTCGATGGTCGTTTTTGGATGGCTATTGGTTATCGAGTATATGTTTTATCGTATTTCCCATCTGCTAAAATATCAGCATGGTCATATTACGAACTAGATTTTCAAATCACGCATTTTGCAAAGATCAATGATCGGATTTATGCGCGTGGATTGGAAGATGATGGCACAGAGAACCTTTATCTTTATGGTGGAACAGGTAACGATGTATACCCCGACGCTGGTGAAGACGAGGTTGTAATCGAGTTGCCTTATATCAGCGCACAGGACCCTGCAAGCTTTAAAGAGTTGCTTGGATTCGATATTGTTGGTATAAATGATTGGAGGGTTGATATTTTACCCGACCCGTCAGATGAAACTGTCACCGAATATCAAGGCATCGCATCTGGCACAACTTACGGTGAACCAAGATATGCTGTAACCGGTGTTACACCTTTATTCGCTGTAAATTTAACCTGTAGATCAGCAGGTCCGGCAACGTTATCTGCACTCGCCATGCACTATTCAGGAAATTTTGAGGATGGATAACAATGTGTAAAAGTTCAAAACCCCCTAGAGACAATTCAGCAGAGATCGCCCGACAACAGGAAGAGGCCCGTCAATCACGCATCGCGCAAGGCCGATCAAGTATTGACAGTGCGTTTGGTGGGTTTAATGATGAATTCTTTGATGAATATCAAAACCAATATCTCGATTATTATAACCCACAACTTGAAGATCAATATGGTGATGCTGTAAAGCGTCTTACATTGCAACTTGCTCAAACCGGTAACTTGACCGGTTCTACTGGCGCAAACCAGTTGTCTGATTTGCAAAAATATTACGATCAGCAGAAGTTGTCAGTGACAAATCAAGCTGTGAATGCAGCAAATGAGCTTCGTGGAAACATTGATTCGAGGAAGTCTCAGTTATATGCCGACAATCGCGGTGCAGCTGATCCAGGTAGTGCATCAAGTGCGGCTGCTTCAGCGGCTCAAGCTTTACAGCCAACAGCACCAACATCACCACTTGCTAATGTATTCAGTGATTTCTTCGGAAATCTCGGCAATGTAGCGGCAATCCAGAATGCATCGAAATACAACGAAGGCACTGGTGTCCAAACATTCAACAGTGGCGGTGGTAGCTCAAGTTCGAGGGTGGTTAGATGATAAAAGAGCAAGTGCGAAGCCCATCAATATTTGATGTGGAGCATATTATTGACCATTTACGACCAGAAGACGAAGAAGAAATTCGTGCACTGGATGGGTCAACAGCTGAACAAGCACTTGCTGAAACACCTGATTTACTTGAGAATTCCCAAGTTTGGGAAGTAGACGGTGAAGTGGTTTGTATTTTTGGTGTGACACCATATGAGGGTAAACAAGGTATTATTTGGATGTTAGCGACGAAGAATTTTGATCAATATAGTATGATGTTCGCCGCTCGATGTAAATCGGTTGTAGCTCAAATGGTGTCAAAATACGATTATGTTTTTAATTATGTTTATTCAGAGAATAAGCGTTCAATCAGATGGCTAAAATGGCTTGGTTTCCGTGTAGGGAAGCCCGAAGCAATAGGTATCGAGGGAGGGAACTTTCACAGGTTCCATATGAGAAATGTGTGATCCAGTTTCAGCAGGTCTAGTTTTATCAGTCGGTGGGTCGTTCTTAGAGAGCCGCGAAGCTGAAAAGAACGCGAAACGTGTTCAAAATGCAAAGAACAACGCTTACGAGGCAAATATGATTCGTCAGCGCCAATATGCAGATGAGACTGGGGCAGCGTTTGGTGAAAATATAAACAAGCAAGGTCGTGAGAACTTCGACGACCAAAAAGAAGCTGAGGCAGATCGTGTTGAACAGGCGTTTAACTCCATTCGTACAACACCAACAGCGGATACTGGTCTTGTGGCATCAACACCCAAAAATGTTGTTATCGCACGTGAGAGAGCGAATGCAGAAGCCGGTGCTGAGACAGACAGAGATGTAGGAAATTTAGCAAACCTTACCGGATATCAAGGGGCCATGTTCAATCAGGGTCTTGATCGGAATGAGTTTGCACGATTGTTCGGAAATGTACGGGACAAAGCATCTCGTGATGCAAACCTGCTGGGCCTTGATATGCAAGCCGCAGCTAATAATGCACAAAAAGGTCCATCGTTGTTTCCGACCCTCATGAAAACCGCTGGTCAAGGCATGTCAATGTTTGGTGCCGGTGGTGGATCATTTAGTAATACAGTGGAGGGTTCTTTACCTGCAAGTGGTATCGGCCCAGGTGCACCAGTAACAAGCTATGGTGTATTCAATAAAGGACAACCAGTGAAATTGTTTGGTTCACAACTTAAATTTTAGGATAGGTCATGAAGAACCCATGGGCAGAAGTAGGAAATCAAGCGGTAAACGCCCTCTATAAGAGCTATATGACGCAGCCTTCCCAGGCTGACATACAACAAGCTCAACTCAAAACTCGGTTATTGGACGCACAGGTCGGAACAGAGAATGCGCGTCAAAACAAGATCGGCTTGGAAGCTGGGATGCTACAGGATAGACGTGGTGTTCCAAGTCAACTGGCGAAGCTTTATGGTGAAGTTTACGCTCCCATGCAGAAAGAAGGTGATCTTCCATCTACAGGCGTAGGCCCAGGTGCGCCGATTGAAGCAATGCCGGATCAAAATACAGTCACAAATCGTTTCATGCAGAATTTACCTGGTTTCGCAGAGAATGCTGCTCGGTTTACATTAGATAATCCTAATCAATTCGCTGATGTTTTTGCCCCGTTTATTGGCGGCGCTGGTGCACCACAAAAGATGTTTGAGCGTGCCCAAATGGGCGCTGGCACTGATTACGCAAACACAATGTCCGGCGTGCGTGAGAACAACGCTGCTGACTTAAATCAGGCACTTTCTGTACAAGGTCTGAAGAATGACGCTGGTTTCACATTGTCACCTGGTGCCGGTCGATATGACGCGCAAGGCAATGAAATAGCACAACAACCGTTCAAAGAAGGCGGTGGCTCATACATAGAAATGCCAGATGGAACGGTGGTTTCAATTGATGGCGGTATGCCATATCAAGCCGGCAAAACGGAAAGGGGTAGATTAGAAGGTGGTGATCGATCACTTGAAAGCTACCAAGTGATGTCTGAAATGTACCGTGATGCACTGGTGAGTAATCCGTCCTCACCTGGAACACGAGGTAATTTAGCACGTATGGCGAACGGTGTACTAGGACAGGTTAAAGACCTGAATATGAGCCCTGAGCTTACAGCGCAGCTACAAACTGTGCAGGATTCACTCGCAGGTCAATTTATTGATCCTGCGACCGGTCAGGTCATGAATGAGGATTTATATGCGGCATCAACGATTGCAAATGTATTACCGTTTGCCGCAGCGTCAGCTATCACAGGGTCTTCTGGTCGATCTTTGTCTGACCAAGACCGTCAGACTTTAGAGCGCACAATCGGGACACCTGAAAGTTGGTTTGCTACATCAGACAAGCTTGTATCTCGTCTTAATCAAGTCGATGAGCTTGTTTTACGATTGAGAGAGAAATACCAAGGCCGTATGAGTGGCACTATTCTAACACCTGATTCGGGTTTTACCGATGGTGGTGTTCCCCCTGTTGTACCAAGTATCACACCTGACATAATTGACAATATGACAGAGGAAGAACTGGATGCATTTTTGGCGGGTGAATAATGGATATTGAACAAAAAAGATTAATGGCAAAGCGGAAATTGGCAAAACAAAAAGCCATGAGTATGTCTGCGCCACAAGCAGCACCAGTTGAGCAACCAGCTGCTCAAACCCCTGTCATGCAACCTGAACCACAGGCAGAACCACCAAGCAATTGGGCTGTAGCTGGTGAATCATTTACTCGTGAGCTACCATCAAACTTGTTAGGTATTCCTGGTGATGTTGTCGATTTCATTGGTAACACCGGTCGTGCTTTATATACAGGTGTTACAGAAGGATGGGATGCACCAGTTCAAACAGCAGAACAACCCTTGTTCGGCTCTGACTGGATGAAAGAAAATCTCTTTTCCGAAGTTGCAGACCGTGATGATTATACAACAGGTCAGAATTTACTTGGTAATGTCTTATCAATCGGTGGTGAGGCTGCTGCCGGTGGTGTTGGTCTTGCTCGACAAGCGCCACGATTAGCAAAAGAAGGACCGGAAATATTAAAAGATGTTGTTGAACCATATTTGACACGGCCCAATGCACAGGTTGTTCAAGATGCTGCTGGTGGTGCCGGTGCGGGTGCCGGTCTTACAGTGGCAGAAGAGAATGACATGGGACCGATTGGTACATTGTTCAGCATGCTTCTCGGTGGTGCTGGAACAACAGGCATGGTAAAAACAGCGGAAACAAGAGCACCAGTTGTCGGTCGGAACGCACAAGCAAGAGCCGAATCACCTGTTATGCCTGGTGCAACAAACCGCGCTGTTGACGATGCCAGAAGTATCACAGATGAAATTGTCACAAATCGATCAGATGCACTTGAAAATATCGATAATACGCTGAAATTAACTGACGAGACAGGGCTTCAGGAACCAACACTTGGTCCTGCATCAGGTGATATTGGATTATCTCAATTAGAGGTCAACCAGCGCGTTAAAAACCCAAAACAGTTTCTTGAAAAAGATCAAGCTGTACGCACAAGTGTTGCTGATAAGTTTGGTGAATTCCGGAACCCTGATGCCGATGTAACAGCACCACAACGATCTGCGTCGAACATCATTGACGAGGAAGTGGGCCGTGCTCAGAGTGTAGTTGATGATATAGCGGGTCAAAAAGACCTTACAGAGCAACAATTACGTGATCTTGAGATTGAAGGTGAGCAAATTCAGGCACCTATTCAAGCCCGTAGGGGTTCTGAAGGGCGTGCAAGTGCTGAACTCGATCAACAGGTCAAAGCGACACTGGATGAGAAAACAACTGTTAAGAACCAAAAATTCGAACAATCAGCTGAAGGTGCATATGTTGATGCGAACAGCCTTGCCAAACTGATTGATGATGTCAATGCTGAAGCACCCAAGCTTGCGCCAAATGCGCGATTGCCTGACTACATCATGCAGGGTATTCGTAAGTTCATCCCACAGCCTGGCACATTAGAGGGTCCTAATTCTACAGCCGGTATGATACCAGCTGATGAGGTTTTGAAGCTTCGCCGGTATCTTGACACCGAAATTCAATCGCTGAAGGCAAAGGGTGATTTCACAAAGGCTGATACACTTCAGAATTTCAAAGGTAAGATAAACCAGACAATCGATGCTGATCCTACATTTAAAGAAGCAAATGATTTCTATAAAGAAGAATATGCACCGTTTTTTCC